TTAAACTTTTTATAGGACTAGAAAATGGCCAATACATTAACCAATCTGACAGTAGACCTTTACAACGCGCTTGATGTAGTCTCGCGCGAGTTGACAGGTATCATCCCAGCAACGACTATCGATGCTCAGTACACCCGCGCAGCCGTTGGTCAAACCGTGCGCAGCCCTGTGGCACCTGCTGCAACTGCTACAGACATTACCCCAGCCGTAACGCCACCTGATGACGGCGATCAAACCATTGGCAACGTGTCAATGACAATCAGCAAATCACGCCGTGTCCCAGTTCGTTGGAACGGCGAGGAAATTCTGAAAATTGACAACAACGGCGCACAATACAACAGCATTCTTACAAACCAATTTGCGCAAGCAATGCGTACTTTGGTCAATGAAGTGGAAGCAGATTTGGCCGCTTTGTACACTGGCGCATCACGTTCTTATGGCGTTGGTACTACCGTACCATTCGGCACCGCTGGCGATTACAGCGATTCGGCTTTTGTCCGCAAAATCTTGGTTGACAACGGCGCACCGATGACAGACTTGCAACTGGTGCTTAACACCGGTGCAGGCGCTAACCTGCGCGGGAAACAGGGTGGCCGTGGCGTAGATTATGAGGGTACTACTGACATCCTGCGTCGTGGTATCTTGCTTGACATCAACGGCTTCGCTGTTCGTGAATCTGCGCAAATCAAGACCCACACCACGGGCACTGGTGCAAGCGCAACCACTAACACAGCAGGCTATGCTGTTGGTGCTACCACCATCACACTGGCATCGGCTGGCACTGGTACTATCGTGGCCGGTGACTCTGTTACTTTCGCTGGCGACTCTAACCAGTACGTTGTAGTGACTGGAGATGCTGACGTGTCCGGCGGCGGCACTATCGTTTTAGCTGCGCCCGGATTGCGTCAAGCTATCCCGGCATCTGCAACCGCTATCACGGTGTCTGCAACAGGTCCACGCAACATGGCGTTTGCTCGATCTGCAATTGCATTAGCCACACGCGCACCAGCATTGCCAAACGGCGGAGACAGCGCGGACGACCGAATGATGGTGACTGATCCAGCATCCGGCTTGACATTTGAAGTCAGCCTGTACCGTCAATACCGTCAAATCCAGTACGAAGTAGCACTGGCTTGGGGCTGTGCTGTTGTCAAGCCTGAGCATTTAGCGCTGTTGCTTGGTTAATCACAATAGGGGGCTTTGCGCCCCCTTTTTTTGAGGTGCAAAATGAACACAATTAAAGTAAAGCCTTGGGGTAAACAGCAAGGTGAGTTTGTGCTGATTAACGAATCAGACTTTGACCCATCCGTTCACGTCAAATTTGACGATGAGGCGGTCGTAGAAGTTCAAAAGCAAGAGCGAAAAGTAAAAAACAAACCACAGCAAGAGGCGTAAATGGCACTCATAGTCGAGGATGGAACTGGCCGGGCTGACGCTGAAAGCTATTGCAGCGTGGCATATGCTGACGCATATTTTGCAGCCCGTAACGTCTCAAACTGGGACGGTAGCGAAGCGCACAAAGAGGGGTTGTTGCGTCTTGCGACTGACTACATGCAACAGCGCTACACATCCCTATGGCAGGGCTACCGCAAGAAATCCACGCAAGCGCTAGACTGGCCTAGATACGATGTAATCGCCTTTGAATATGACGTATCTAGCACTGTAGTGCCTGATGCGATTATGCGAGCATGTGCAGAGCTTGCGCATCGTGCCCATCATGCCACCAGCAACGACTTAAACCCTGACCTTGGCCGTAAAACTGTGCGCGAAAAAGTGGACGTTATCGAGGTTGAATACGACCCAAACTCTCCAGTGAATGCCCAGTATCTAGCCGTTGATGCGATGGTGAGGCCATACACCAAAGGATGGGTGTCCAACGTCATGCACGGAGTGATTCGCACATGAGCTTTTACACAGACTTACAAGCCACTGCTACGCGCCTTTTGATTGACAAAGGCCAGTTGATTACATACGTTCAAAGGGCATCAAGTGCTTATGACCCTGAGACTGGTCAAATGACCAACACGGATACCAGCTACACGGGCATACCGGCGGCTGTTGTTAGCTTCAAAAATGCAGAGATTGACGGCACGATGGTGCTCAAGTCTGACAGAAAGGTTCTCATGGGCGCTGGCGTGGTAACGCCTGAAACCACTGGACTTTTGCAGATTGGCGGCGCTACTTACGCCATTGTGGATGTCGAAGCCATAACACCGGCTGGCACGGACGTTATTTACAAGCTGCAAGCTAGGCGCATCTAATGGGCTTCGCTCAAGACTTCCAAAAGCTGATAGACAAAGCAGGATCACAAGTCGATGAGGTCGTTCGTGCGTCTGTGGCTGGCCTTGGCGCTGCTATTGTGCAAAAGTCGCCGGTTGATACTGGCCGATTTAAAGGCAACTGGCAATACGGCTTAGGCTCCATCAATAGCACTACCACAAGCCCGCAAGATGCAAGCGGTACGGCTGCCAATGGCCGTATCTTGGCTGGCCTTGCAACGTGGAGGCCGGGGCAGACTATCTACATTACAAACAGCCTGCCATATGCCCAGCGGCTGGAGTATGACGCATGGTCAAAGCAGGCACCGGCTGGCATGGTGCGCCTAAGCGTTCAGGCGTTCAAAGACAACATTTCAAAAGCCGTGAGGGATGTCAAATGAGCTATTTAGAGATTCAGGCTGCGCTTGAAAAGAAGCTGGCAAACGTTACGCCATCGCTTGCCACGGCTTACGAAAACATACCTTATACACCAACCGTTGGCACGCCATACCAGCGCGTCAACCTGCTACCAAACTATGCGGCTGACCGCGCTCTAAGCGCTGATGTGCGTGAGTTTTTCGGGCTTTTCCAAGTCACATTGTTTTACCCTGCTGGCAATGGCCGAGGCCTTGCACAAGCGCGCGCTGATGCGATTGATGCCGTGTTTAAGCCGGTGCAACAGCTAACTGAGGGCTCTACTGTCGTAGAGATAACCGAATCAGCACAAGTGGCTGGCGGCTATCAGGATGGTGACAGATGGGTAGTGCCTATCACAATTCGCTGGCGTTCGTTTGCAAATTAAATTTAACCGACTAAAATAGCGGGGCTTGCCAAGCTGTGCTATTTGTGGCACGAAAAATTTATTTCTTTGCAAAGGAAACCTCATGGCAGTCTCTCTACCAAACGGCGTAACCATCGCCATCGCTACGGCTTACGCAGCCGCTGACACCGTAACAGGCGTCACTAACGCTAACCCAGCAGTCGCTACCACTAGCGCATCACACGGCATTAGTGATGGTGACTTTATCGAAGTCACTAGCGGCTGGGCGAAGCTCAACAACCGCATCGTGCGCGCTGCTTCTGCTTCTGGCTCAACATTGAGCTACGAGGGCATTAACACCACTAGCACTACCCTGTACCCAGCCGGTTCAGGCACTGGTTCTGTGCGTGCGATCACAACCTGGACGCAAGTTAGTCAAGTGTTGGAGTTGACTACATCCGGCGGCGAGATGCAGTTTGCAAACTATTCTTTCTTAGAACAAGACTTTGAAAGCCAGTTGCCCACTCAATCTAGCCCTCAATCGTTGACCATTGGCGTTGCTGATGATCCGACATTGGCCGGTTACATCGCGCTCAAAGACAACGCAGAAACCCGCGCACTGGTTGGCATGAAAGTCACATTCCCCAACGGCTCTGAGCTCTTGTTCAACGGCTACCTGTCGTTTAACGAAACGCCAACAATGAACAAAAACCAGCTCATGCAAGTGAATGCCACATTCAGCTTGCAAGGCCGTCCAGTTCGTTACAGCGCTTAATTGTGATAGTTGTGCACCTGCCTATCAGTGTTCGCCATTCGCGTGGCGGCATTGGTAGGTAAGGGCTTTTTTAAAACCCACGCGAAGGTATTTTTATGGCTAAAGTCAAACTCCAGTTAGTAGCAAATCCGACATTTAAAGCGCAGGCACCTATCCCAGTTCCAGGCGGGAAAATTACGCATGTCGAGTTCACGTTCAAGCATCGGAACAAAATCGAGATGCAAGAGTTTTTAGAGAATCTCAAAGACCAAGATGACGTGGACTTGATTATGAACATGGCTAGCGGCTGGGAATTGGATGAGCCGTTTGATGCTGAAAATGTCGGCCAGTTGGTATCTGAGTATGTCGGTAGCGGTTTAGCAATTTTAGAAACATACATTGCAGAATCAACCGGCACTGCGCACCGCGCAAAAAAATAGAGGCCATCGCCCAAGCATTGTTTAAGCCGGGCAACGACGCGAAAGAGTTAGAAGCATGGGGATTTTGTGAGGATGATTTCCCAGATGAGATAGTCGAAGTCTGGCCATGCATGGCGAGGGTGGTGGATGTATTTCAGTTGGTGTGCGATCAGTGGATTATGGGGGCGGCTGGACCTGTCGCCCTCAATATGCAAGTGCCGATAGCTGTGATGGAGCGCATGAAACTTGATGATGATGAGTATTTCCAAATGCTCACGGACATCAAGCTCATGGCTGGGGTTGGTTTACGTGTGATCTTGGATTCAA